GGACGCGAAAGCACCAAGACCGCGAGAATTAAATCTCTCATAGAGCGCAGTGGTGATAACAGGAGCGGGAACCCCCAAATCCACAGCGGCAGTAACCGTCCAGCGACCCTCACCACTGTCGGATACACCTCCAGAGAACTGTTTAAGGTCTGGGTCGCGGCGTAACACATCAGCAGTAAGGTCAAGTAACCAAGACCCAACCACGCTACCGCGACGCCACAACTCAGCCACCTCAGCAACATCAACATCGTAGCAGTAACTTTCTGGATCCGCCATTGGAGCGACTTCAGCATCACCCTCTCTAACATACTTAGCACCTGCATTGGCGTTCTTAATAATATTAAATCCTTCTGCATACGCCTGCATTATACCATACTCAATTCCATTATGGACCATCTTCACGAAATGCCCTGCACCAGGACCACCACAATGTAACCATCCGTGTTCTGCGGAAGTTATGTCTGAGTCAAAGTTAGTTCTCGGGGCACTTGAGATGCCTGGGGAGAGTGCATTAAAAATCCTTGCACAAGTGGCGACCGCAGTATCTCCGCCGCCAACCATAAGACAGTATCCACGATCCAGACCATAAACACCACCGCTAGTGCCGCAATCAATATATTGGATACCAAGTTTTGCCAGGCGTTCTGCCCTTTTCCGACTGTCTTTAAAATTGCTATTGCCATGATCAATAATAATATCTCCCTCACCACAATATCGTAGTAACTCATTAATAGTCTCCTCTACTGTTTCTGCAGGCACAACCATTTGAAAAATTCCTGGTTGCATTTTGCCAGTTTTATTCTGTTTAACTACTTTAAGGTCCCCATATTCCTGGAGTATATTGATATGGCATCGTCATAATACGACATTGATCTCCAGTACATAAGAGATCATCAACAATTCTCCAAGACTCTAATACTTCATCTGCATGAACAAAGTGTGATTGATCTTCATCAATTGCATCATAAAAGAGTTTCACATAACCATCAATTGCTTTCTCTACAGGATAATGATACTGAAGAATTGCTGGTTCAACCATATCATTGAGTCCAGGAGATTTAATGTCAATACGCATATCCAAATGTGGATCTGGTTGTAATCTCATTACAATTCTATCATTACATTCGTGACCATCAAATAACTGTTGTGGAGGAGACTTGAATTTAATGACAACCTCAACACAATTCACAGGCATTTTTTTACCTGTCATAAAGTGAAATGGAACTCCTTTCCATCTCCAGTTATCAACATACAAATCACCCGCAACAAAAGTTGGAGTCTGTGAATCTGGATTTACTCCGTCCTCATTTTTATATCCATCATATTGCCCAAGAACTACATTATCACCTAACCTTGTTGCAGCAAGAACCTTAACCTTTTCTCTGCGAATTTCTTTTGCATCATTCCTACAAGGAGGTTCCATTGCAATTAATGCAAGCACCTGAAGCATATGATTCTGAAGCATATCTCTCACAGCACCAGCAGTATCATAATACTGGGCACGACCTTCACAACCGATTGTTTCAGTTGCAAAAATCTGAACTTCTTCTACATACTGTCTGTTCCAAAGTGGTTCAAGTAAAATATTGCTAAAGCGGGTGGCAAGGATATTATTAACAGTATCTTTACCGAGATAATGGTCAATGCGATATACTTGTTTCTCGCGTAGATATCCAGCCACCACAGATTGTAAATAATTAGCAGATTGAAGATCGGTGCCAAAAGGTTTTTCAATAATAACTCTTGATTTTTCTGCGTCATCTAACTTACCTGCTTCTTTTAGGTTTGTAATAGCATCAGCATATCTTTCTGGAGGAACAGAAAGAAAATAAGTTGTATCTTCAGATGAATCTAGTAACTTAAGAGACTCTGCATCACTTAAATCACAAGGAATATATTCAAGTCTTTTAATAAACTCTTGAGAATAACTTCCCAATACTTCTACCCAACTCTCTTTAGAGTGATTAGTTCTGGAAGCTCCAATAATCTTTAATCCCTTTGGTAGAAGATTTTTCTTATGGAGAGTATAAAGTGCTGGTATAAGTTTTCTGCGGCACAAGTCGCCTGTCGCACCAAAGATTACAATATTTTTCACTTCTTATTAACAGAATTCATCACTTCTTCCCAGTCTTTCTGGAAAAGTTCTAGACCTTTATCAGTCATAATGTTCTTGTACATTGCCCAGAATACAATGGGAGGAATTGTAACTACATCTGCACCACAAAGAGCAGACTGTTCTACCTGTCTTACATCACGAAGAGATGCTGCAAGAATTTGTGTAGATGTTCCCGAATAATCAAATGCCTTGCGAATGTTTTTGATGAGTTCAATTCCATCTACAGAATTATCCATCCAACGACCGACGAAAGGTGAGATGAATGTTGCACCTGCTTTAGATGCAAGGATTGCCTGAGCAACCGAAAACACAAGAGTTACATTAACTTGAATTCCTTTATCAGTCAGAAACTTGCAAGTCTTAAGTCCTTCTACTGTACAAGGAACTTTAATTGTAACTGCTGGTGCAATTGAATAATACTTTTGTGCTTGTGAAAGCATTTCTTCTGATGTATCTGCAACAACTTCTGCAGAAATACTTTCTAGGTTTGAAAAAGACTTTGATATTTCTTCGATAACTTCTTGAAGTTGTCTGCCACTTTTAAGAATTAAAGTAGGATTTGTAGTAACTCCATTTAATAGTCCAGTCTCATATGCTGATTTAATTAAAGAAACGTCAGCAGTATCTAAAAAAATTTTCATAAATTAACTCCTATTGCGGATATGCGTGATTTAATCCCCAGATCACAAAAATTCCAATGACCCCAAAAATAGTCATCGTTGTATATATGAGTTTAGTCATCTTCCTCATCCTCGTAAGTAGATGGTTCTTCAAAAAGTTCTTCCATTTTTTGTTTAAGAATTCTTTCTTGCAATTGCTGCAAATCTTCTTCTGTAAATCTAATCACCAGTAAAGGATCTCCTACCTTAACGTCGTTTAATTCTGGGTGTTTGACTTTTGGACTTTTTGAATACCCATGATGAGCGTTCATAATCATCCATCCCTGCACAAACATTGATATAGAAATAACTAAAAGAACAAACCAAGGAACTAAAAAAATCAGTTCAGAGTGATTTTGAGCCATGGAAGTAATGGTGGAATAACCCCAACCAACCTTAAAAGTCCCTCAGCAAATAAAGCAAGAACCACCCAACCGACGCACATACTAATGATAGAAGCATTACGGTTGTGTCGTCGTATTGCAGCATCGATCATCTCCTGAACTTCAGAACGTGTAATAAACTCTTCTTGTTCATGCATCATTTCTGGTCTCCAAGAAATTTTGCGAGAGGATCTCTTTTAGTTTTAACAATTTCACATGCTCTGTAGTAGAACATATTATTAGTGTTACCAGAGGCTTCAAAAGTTGCCTTGATCTTCACCCAATTATCATAGGTGTGCTGGTCCATAATAGCGACCCATATTACTACTATATAATAGTTTCGAATACTTCAAAGTCAATAATTTGTGTTCATTCTGTAACACTGATTAAGCAATTATTAAATTTGTAATATATCTTAAACGGAAAGGGTGGGATTCGAACCCACGGAGGCTTTCACCTCGGCAGTTTTCAAGACTGCTACCTTAAACCACTCGGTCACCTTTCCTTATATGGAATTATCTTGTTTAGATTCTTTTTATTATATAAAAAATTAAAGTCTTTGTCAAGTCTTTAACGAACTTCAAAATCCAGTTTTTTAATTTTACGTTGGCGTCTTGCTTCTTGCCAAGCGATGTCCTCATTCGTAAGAACACCTTTTTTTGATTTATTATTTAAAGAATTAAGCATAACAATTTTAGACAAATCAACAGCAGAGATTACTCCTCCGCGAATTGTTGTCATATTTGAACATCCACATGTTACAGTTTTTACTGGATGTCCCTCTATTTCTCTGTTGCAAACTTTACAACGAACATTTATATTTTCCATTATCCCATAATGTTTTAGTTGTTTTATTTAGTCTCCATCACCAGAACCATCTCCACCGTCCCCACCAGCACTTGATGAAGAACGTTTTGCCATTGCTCTACCAGCACCAACATTAGTAACTCTATTGTTATTATAAACTTTATGTGGTTTTGCCATTTTATAGGCAATTTGTTTGAATTGATTAAATGTTTTCATTGAAGATGTGCTCTTAACTGCCAGATAAACTTACCGTGCGATTCCATCAAATCTTGAACCAAATTAGCAGTAGCATATGACTTCTGATCTTCTGCTTCCTCAGAAATTTCTTTTAATAAATCACAAAACTTTTCATTATTTTCAAGAAGTTCTGAAAGCATATTATTTGATGTAGTAGAACTTGCCGCCTCTTTGATTTGCGTAACTTCAAGCATTCTCGAAAGAGAACTGAGAGGTTTCACATTTAAATATCTCATGTGTTCCGAGAGACGATCAATCTCTTCAAACATTGTTTCATATTGACCACCAAAGAGTTGATGTAGTTGAGTGAAATCACTCCCTACAACATTCCAATGAAATGCCCAAGTTTTATGAAATAACACAAAAAGTGATGACTGAGCATCACTTAAGAGTTTAAACAGTTTTTCCATTATACTTTTTTCAAGTATTTATGCAAGTGGGCAATATCGGATTCGAACCAATGACTTACTGCTTGTAAGGCAGCCACTCTACCGCTGAGTTAATCGCCCAATAAAATATCAATTTAAGAAAAATTGAGTAATACAGAATCTTCCAAGTTTTTTATTTAAATCTTCACTATTCATAATTATTTGATCTACTGAATGTAATATATTGGAAGGAAATATTACACACTTATTATTTTCAACTTCTATATCTATCTTAGAATTTCCATGAAGTAAAGATAAATTACCACCATGGAACTTTTTTGGAGATTTGAAAAACCAAGTTAAGCAAGTAGATATTGAATTATCTTGATGAGGTTTATAATAATCTCCATTTTCATAATAAGAAACTAGAGTTGTATCTCTCTCACATCGAAATGTATTAAAAAACCAAGAATCGGAAGTCAAAAATATATCATCATAATTATCAAATATTTTCCTATTTACAGTAAGAATATTTGATATTTTTCTATCTGTATATGTAGTATCTAAAAACAAACAATTATTTCTTTTTAGAATTTTTCCATCGGCATCTGATGCAGACAAAGATTCAGTTGGACCTAAAAATTTTTGTGAATAACACAAAAAATTTAATTCTTCCCAAATAAGATTCAATTCATATTCATCATATAAATTTTTTATTATTATGAAAGGAAACGAATCATTAAAATGAGCGATATCCATTAATTATAATTACATTTATTATTTAAACTACCAGAGGTTAATAGGCAGTGAGTGCCCACCACCCGCAGAAGACACTTTCTGCGTTTTCACTGTATTAGAGGTCAGTGAAAAAGGTTTCCAGTAGCCGTTCTTATCTCCCATAAGGAAGATGTAGGCATCGAACCTACAAAGGACAGTCCCTAACGGAACTACTGGGAATTCCACCCAGAACCAATTTGATAGAATCGGATATTTCCAACCCTATCAACTCCACAACCTGGATTCGAACCAGGGACCAAGTGATTAACAGTCACCGACTCTACCGCTGAGCTATTGTGGAATGAAGAACCCAAAGGTTCAGAGCGGGGTATCGGAATCGAACCGACGACATCTAACTTGGAAGGATAGCGTTCTACCGCTGAACTAACCCCGCATATGAGACAATCATAAACTATTTTAGTTTGATTGTCAAGCGTTCCGAGAGGGACTTGAACCCCCGACCAACTGCTTAGAAGGCAGATGCTCTATCCATCTGAGCTATCGGAACATAGGACAATCATACCAAATAAAGTTTTGATTGTCAAGCGGAGAGAAAGGGATTTGAACCCTTGGTGAAGTTGCCCCCACACAGACTTTCCAGGTCTGCTCCTTAAACCACTCGGACACCTCTCCAAGGTGGGCAGGGAGGGATTTGAACCCCCGTAGGCAGAGCCAGCGGATTTACAGTCCGCCTCCATTAACCACTCGGACACCTACCCTTACTCCTTAGGACAATCTAAAACCCAAGGAGAACAAAGACGCATTTCACCACCTAGTAGTTCTTGTGCTTTGCTACCGTCTGGTGGTTTCTCAACCAACCTCGGTGCAATTATTCTAACCTCTCCAGTGTCCCCTGTCAAGCGTTCATACTCTAAAATCGCTGCATCAACGTCCCTTGTAACTCTTCTTTCTACTTTGTTAGGATCTTGAATAAAAATCTCGTTAAGAATAGTTTGCGGGAAATACTTTCTTTGAATTTCATCCAGTAAATCCCATAATCCATTTTCTGATACTCCAGTGCATTGTGAAAGTGCTGCAATAATAGATGACAATACAATACTAATTATTATAATTTGTTTTTTATCTGGTTTCTTTTTTCCAAATTGAAAATTAAACTGAGGCATATAGGGGAGGTCTGCAGCACTCCCCATATTTATTCAGTTTTTAAACTTCTACCGTGATCAGTCGGTTAGCATATTCATGTGCATAAGATGTACGGGCACCATGAATGCCCCAACCAATCCAACTATACGCATAGTCCATGTAACGATCGATAGACTTACCAGGAGTTTTCATCCTATCTTCGATACGTTTCCATTGAACTTCAGTCGTTAGATAACGAAGTTGCGTTGGAAGTGTTGATGGAGAACCACCAAACTTCTTAGCGAAATCACCCAATCCATAATAACGATCGGCAGATGTCCATTGGATCAGTCCATAACCACGACCGCAGCTATGATAACTGGTCCTGCTACCACCTTCACAAATATTAGGCACGAACATAGATTCTTGCTTAATATTGCCCAGGATAGTAGCAAGGGCGTTTCTGTCTTTAATTCCTTGCTCTTGGAAATAATCCACAGCA